CAATGCGTCCAGTGCCAAGCTGCCAAGGTCGATGTTCACCAGAGGCGCAGGCTTGTCAGAGTAGTCATCGTTGAGCTTGCCGGCCAGCCAGCGCCGGTTATCGGTGCGCAGCTTGGCAAGCTGCACCTCTTGGATGGTTGCAGCGTCTGCAATTTCGATCGTTTGCTCTGCTAAACTTTGCCCACTACGCGCACGCGCCTGCGCGTAGGCCGAGCGGCGCGTCTCGCCGCCCCTGTCAAGCCACCTATCAAATGTCGTAACCGCCACACCTAATGACTTGCACAGCGCGGATGTCGTGCCGCCATTTGCAATGAATTCGAGGATGGCATCCTCACCCCCGAACTTGTGAACAGCCTTGTTGGCTACGCTAAGTTCAGCTTTTTTGCTTTGTGCTGCCGCAATGTTCGCAGCGCTTTGGTCGGCCATCTCGGCCAATGTGTCACGGCTCATGTAAATATTCCTCAATGATTTTGAAACCCTCATTGGCTGACCTGGCAATGACGCACAGATAGCCCTCGCTGTTCAGTTGCTTTGCAAGGCATGTCTGCTCCTTGCTGACAACCCCTATTTTCGTCTTCATCTCCAAGAACAACCCGCCAAAGCCCTTAGATCGCCGCAGGACGCACAGATCAGGCATTCCAGCCAGTACACCCTCACCATGCAGCCTTACGCGCTCTAGCGGCGTTCTGTCGCCCCCATTCGGTATTGCTGCAATCAGCACATCCGGATGGAAAGCCCTGACGCGCTGCACCAGCTTGACCTGTTCGGCATGCTCAATGCTTTTCCTCTTGCGCTTTATGTCAATTCCCACCATGCAGGTGATTCTACGGAATCGCTTGCACTTGTGGGAGTCCCATCGCTGAACATGTGGCAATGGTGTAATACTTTTTCTGGGATGCACAAAGTGTCGGTCTTTGTGCAGAAGTCCTGACTGAACGAAACCTTGGCCCAGCCGTTCTTGACCAGCACGGCCTCAAACATCCATTGCCCAGCCTTGTCGTTGACCCTGCGGAACTTCTCAAACTCCTCTGCCTTGAAATTCCACTGCTGTATCCTCGACTCCAAGTTCGAGCAGTTTTTGCACAAAACGCGCTCCTCATCTTTCCAATCATCTGCCTGTGGATAACTTTTCACTGTCAAGCTCCTTAGTCGAGGTGACCAAGTCGAAGATACCCCCCAAAGGAAAAAACCAAGGTATCTCCGACTTGTCAAGCTCATCAAAAATCGGTGATTAGGCTGTGGATAACCTGTGGATAACTCCACAGGGTTATCCCACAGCTCCATCTTTGTCGGCGGGACTGTCCCTTCGAGGTCGCGCCGAGGTCGCGCCGACTCCTCGACTTGGATGGAGAGCTAAATTCACCCCTCATGGTGGCCACCATTGCCCAGCAAATTCCACGCATTGTTCTCTGCATCTGGTGCGAATCGGCGCAGCACTGACTCCCCAACCATGCGCTTGATGTCCCCCTTGGAGCTTCCAGGCACGGCAGAGTAGATCTCAGCCCAATCCAACTTGTAGGCATTCGGATGTAACTTGCATTCCTTTGGAGCGTTTGATCCCTTGCGGATAATGACCCCTTCGGGATGCTCGTTCAGGATTGACTGGACGAAAGCAGCGGCTGTATCGCACTTGTCCATGACCCTGATGGACTTGTTTTCTTCAATCCTTTGTGCAGCTTCCTGCTTTCTGGATGCTTCGGATGTCGGGTAGGGGATGACTGTGATGCACTGGACATCTTGAGGGTTGCCGTGCTTGGTGATGACCACCTCATTGTGGATGTGGGTCTGAAAGCTGATCTCGCGGTGGATTGGCTCATAACGGGTCTTGATGAGCCGCATGAAGCGGTTTTTTTCCTCATCCATGAACAGGATGGCGGTCAGGGTTGCATCACCAGTGAAGGCAGATGCGCCACGGGCCAGAGCGCTGTCATCGTTGGTCTGTGCGGTCTTGGCGGTGTGGGTGATAATCTTTATCGGGGTCGAGAGTTGGGTGTAAATAGTCTGCTTGATGGCGGCCATATAACTGCCGACCTCAGAGTTATCATTCTCATTATCTATTTCTAATGTTGCATTAGAAGTATCTATTATCAGGAATGGCCGTTCAGTAGTTGTATGTCTGATTACATTCTCTGCTAATAATAATATCTCCGGCACTTTGGATCGCTTTGATTCAATAACGATAAACCACTGGGCGACTTCAGTGGAGTCGAGATTCCAGTATTTCACATAAGCATAAAGAGATTGCCTGACTTGATTAGCATCCTCGGTGACATAAAGAATCTTTCTACGGGATTCTGTTTTAAGTGGGGAGTCGGACAAAGTAAATCCAGCGGCGATCAGGCAGACTGAGATTATTGCTGTGGTCTTGCCCACTCCAGGCTGGCCGGCGGTGACGCTGAAGGAGTGAGCTAGGAATCCATCAATCAGATATTCGACAGGGTAGAGTTTTGTCAGGTCGAGGTTTAATTCTTTCCAGTACGGGGCTGGCTGGTCTGTGGGTGGTGGCTGGTCACTGGCGACTTGAGCCTGCTGCGCTTGGATGTAGGTGGAAAAGTCCTCGACCGCCGACTTTCGCTCTTCGGCGCGGCTCGGCGCTGAGTACCCGCCCATCTTTGCATGATGAAACAGCGTGCCGATAGAGACGCCCTTGCCTTGGTGGAACGACTTCCAGTGCGTGTCGATGTCTTGCTCTGACTTGTACTTTGCGCCTTGGCTTGACCAGCCGGCCCAGAGTTGGTGGCCTTGAGCGCCAAAGGCCGTGTGCAGCGCTTGGCCGATCTCAATCCATGTCGTGTAGTCGCTGTCAGGGTTGATGAACTGGAGGGCTTGGGCTGCCTTGCTGTAGTCATCGGTGGAGCTTGACAGGGTTGGCTGATAGGCCGGCGTCTCAGGCTTTGGCCGCGGCACTTCAGCCGGCTGGTTGGAGTTGTCCTGCTCAATGACGCCCCACATAGTGAGCAAAGACAGTAAATTGTCATGCACCTCGTTGGATAGCTTGCCGACCAGCTTTGAGCCGGACAGCAGCACTGACTTGCCTGGTGAGGTTGGCAGCCCGAACACCTCGATCTCTTGGCCGCCGCCCAACTTGTACTTGGGCTTGATCTTGTCCAGATCCTCATCAGCCACGAACAGGAAGACATGCCGCCCCCGTCCGGAGACGCTTACCTCCGTGAGTTGATCCTGCTGCTTGACCCACTCGGCCATGCGCTTTATGGCGATATTGGTTGCACCTGTGGAGTGCTTCATGTCGACATCGAGGCAGACAAGGTACGCGCCACTGGACATGGATGGGGTCTGCATCACTATGCCCAGATAGTTGCCGGCTGGCGCGGCATCCATAGCTTGCACCTCGGATGCGCTGTAAAGCTGGTCAGGTGTAGTGTCACGCGCCACACCTTGGCCGGACTTCTTGTAGGGGATCTTCTTGCCATCGGCTGTGGTGGCAAAGGTGCAGAACACTGCTGATGGATGCTGCTCGATCAGCTTGACAGCAATGGCCTTTGAGTTGGTGAACTCAGTGGCCGTTGCTTTTGGTAAAATACTCATGTTGTTGATCTCGCGGTTGACGACAAGTTGTTCTCCTTCTGGAGTGATCCAGTTACCCCTGACAGTTCACGCTGTCAGGGGTTTTTCTTTGGGAGGTTGATTCTAGTACTTGGGCTGGTGGTCACTCAGGATTCGCCATGCAGCTGCAGCCACTCTTGGAACTTGTCCATTGCCAATGGCTGCAATTCTGTCCACCCCATTGGCCATCCCATCACCACTTCTCCACATGATGGGTCTGGAATCATTTTCCTTTCCTCTGATCCGCCAAGACGGAGGTGTTGTTCCGTCATGTCCCACCAGAAAATCGATCCAACCTTCACCCCGCTTTTTCTTCTTCCATTTGTCGATATTTTTGCTCTGGCGCTTGCCCAGTGACTGAAAAGTTCTTTTGTCGGCGTAGCCAACAATCCAAATTCTGTCTCGCCTGTGTTGACCACCGAACCTGTCATGTCCCAACACTCCCCATTCCGCATCAAACCCCATTGAGGCCAAGTCTCCGAGAACTCGTCCAAGTCCCCTAGAAGTGAGCATTGGTGAGTTTTCCACAAAGACATGTCTGGGTCGAACTTCACGAATGATGCGAGCCATTTCTCGCCACATTCCTGATCGTTCTCCATCAATCCCCCCCCCCCCCCCTGCGGCTGAGATGTCTTGGCAGGGAAACCCGCCAGATACGACATCAACAATTCCTCTCCACGGCTTTCCGTCAAAGGTTTGTACATCATCCCAAACTGGGAAAGGCGGGAGAAGGCCGTCATTTTGTCGGGCGCACAGTACGCTAGCTGGGTATTGTTCCCACTCAACGGCACAGACTGTTCGCCATCCAAGGAGGTGTCCTCCAAGTATTCCTCCACCAGCGCCTGCGAAAAGAGCCAGCTCATTCATGATTCTCCTTTTGTGGTTTTTCTTTCACAAGGCTGGCAGCAGCGTGCTTCTCACCGATCAGGTCTTCGCTGATGGTGATGTCCAGCTTGGCAATGGCCGATGGGGACTTCAGATCGAATGCCTGCGGGTAGGACTTCAGCGCCTCGTAGGCCAAGGCGTCAGACTTCCAAAACTTGGTCTTGCGACCTGGTCGCAGTGTCCAGCCAATGATCTGCCAGCCTTGAGTGATCTGACGCTTGGCAGACTCCAGCACTGCCTCAGACCACATGGCTGCAAGCTGGGCCAGTTCAATGTCTTCTGGGGTGACATGCGGCACTGCAATCGTGTCATCCTTGTCGGCCTGCTTGACAAGCTCTGCAAACTCTTTTCTGGCGCTGTCCTGCACCTTCTGCCGCATGGATGGGCAGATGGGCTTGGCCTTGCAGTATCTGCAAGCGCTGGTGGACGGGTTGGTCGGTGCGTCATCGGTCAGCGCAAGGTTGGCAGCGGCCAGCAGGTCATGGCCGTGCGAGATCAGGTCAGCGCCTGAGACTGTCCACTTGCTGTGGCCGGCGCGGGGCTGGAATATGTGCATGGTGCATGTAATCGTTTCAGGCGCATTCAACATGCGCATGACGCCCAAAGCGTAGGTCAGCATCTGCTTGTTGTCCTCAGCCTCGACCAACACTCGGCCCGTCTTGAGATCGACCACATGGAGGTGGTCGCCATCAACCAGCACGGCATCAGCAGTGCCGCCGAGGGATTGGTGCAGGGTCTTGAGGCCAGCATCCACATTCACCTCGATCATGCGCTTGCGGGGATTCTCGACCAGCGTGTTGACAAAATCGGCGTACTCAACAGCCATGTCGATGTGGTCATCGGGATAGTCTTTGGGATTGAACGCCTCGCCGCGCAGGAAGCGCTCGGATAGCTCATGGATAGCCGTGCCGATGGCAGCGGCCTCGCCGGCTGGCTCATACGGCATCTTGCTTTCCAGCCGGTAAGAGCCTGGGCAGCTCATCACCCTGTCCATGCGGGATGCTGAGAGTCGGGCGTGTTTGCGATCAGTGTGCTGCATGTTGTTCCTTGGTTAGCTTGGTGATGAGTGCCTTGACCTTCTCGGCGTGCGGCTTGGTGAGGTAGTACTCGACCCGCACTAGGCCAGCATCCTTTCGGCGCTGGCGCAGTGCTTGGACTCGTTGGGTTGGGGTGGTGGTCATTTACCGAATTGCTTTAGCAATGGCTGCTTTCAAGACTTCCAATGTGCCAAGCTCTTCGTAGCATTCGGGGTGGTTGTCAAAGAGGGTCAATGCCTCAATGCAAGCCGCCAGCAAGTCAGGTGCGGCCAGTTGCAATTTCGCGTCTTGTTGTTGAATGGTGTTCATGGTGATCTCCTGTTGATTGGGGCCGTAGCCCCGTTTGGTTTATTTGCGTTCTACAGTGCCGACCAGGTTGCCATCCATGATTTCAAACATGATGGTCTTGGCAATGTTGAGGGTCTTGCGTGCGCCTTCAGTGTCGCCATGAGCCATTTGCTCCTGGGCATCTGACATCAGGCCAGCAACAATCATGTTGCCGCCTGTGAACTTGTAAGTGACGGAATCTTTAACTGATGCAATGTATGCGTCAATGTTGGCGAATCCGTACATTTGTTCGTTGCGGTTTGTTTGTGTTGCGTTTGTCATGTCGTTTACTCCGTTGTGTTAATGAGCCTCTATCTTAACTCTGTTTCCGGTAACGACAAGACTTTTTTCAACTATTTTGTAGGGACAAACCCTTAGATGATTTGATTCACGATGTTCTGCTTTTTTAAGACCTTGCCCAGCACATTGTGGTCGAGTGATGCCCTGATCGTCAGCAGGTAGATCACCGGCTTAACGCCTGACTTGTTGATGTTCTCCACCCTGCTGGACGCCTGCTCCAGTGCAGAGGTTGACCAAGTGCATTCGACAAAGACGATGGTGTCGGCTGCACTCAGGTCAACCCCCTCAGACATGGCCGCAATGTTGCCCACAATCACTTTGGTATGGCCAGACTGAAATGCGGCAATGTTCTCTGTACGCTTGGTGGCCGGAGTGTCGCCTACCACCACCACCGGCTTGTGGTCTTTGAGTTCCTCAACCAGCCCATGCACCACATCCTTGTGATGCGCGAACACCACCACCGGCTCACCGGATTGCAGCAGATCGCTGATGAATTCAGATGCCGCCTTGATCTTGCGCATCCCTGCCTCACGCATGATCTCGGCCAGCCCCTCAAAGGCCATCAGGGCGTTTGGATTGGCGACCAAGGCATCTGCATCAAACTGCTGCTCACGCTTGTCTACGGGCAGGTCAAAGGTCACCAGTGACACCTGTGGCTGCTTGTAGTCCATGAAGATGTCTTCCTTCTTTCGGCGCAGGACAAAGGGCCGCATCAGTGCTTTCAGTTCGGGTATGTTGCTAGCACCTGAGACATCCAGCCCCCAGGGCGCTGACCACATCTTGGCGTAGCGTGCGGCAAAGTCAAACCAGCCGCCCCTATAGATGCCCAGCCCGTGCAGGATGGGCCAGAGTTCGATGGGCCTGTTGGGGATGGGCGTGCCGGACAGGGCATAGACCCTGTCGATCTTTTTCATCATCAGCATCGCCGCCTTGGTGCGGATGGCCTTGTTGTTTTTGAGCCTGTGGCACTCGTCAAAGACCACAGTTTTAATTCCAGTAAAAGCCGTGACACTGCTCAGGATGTCGTAGTTCACAATGGTCACGCCAGAGCAAATAATCTCTGCCGCCTGCTTCTTGCCGGTGATGACTTTGACGGGGATGGATGGGTCGAGCTTAAAGAAAGCCGCTTCCCAGACAGTCTTGGCGATAGCTGGGCAGACAATGATGGCCGGCAGGTGTTGCAGGGCCGCCGCTGCCGCCGGCAGGGTCTTGCCCACCCTCGGCTGGTCGGCAAGGATGGCTCGCCTTTTGTCCAGCAGGAACTGCTTGGCCTCTTCTTGGTGGGGGAACAGTTTCATCGTTTTCCTCGTTTTCAGCGGTTTATGGAATCTTGATTGTGGCCGATAAAAAAACAACATGCAACATTTATTTGTGCTAAAGTGCAATTGTCTGACCGCCTTGGTCAGGCTGAAAACCTGAAAACGATCAACCAAAAGGAAACGATCAAATGTCAACAAGAGTCACAACCGGCGAGGTGCGCACCTCCTACTTCTCAGGCTTGCAGAGCCGCAAAAATGAGATGAATGGCAAGGATGAGTTCTCCACTCAGATCCTCATTCCAAAATCCGACAAAGAAACGCTGGCCGCTTTGAAGGCAGCAGCCAAAGAGGCGCTGGTCGCCAAGTTCGGTGACAAAGTGCCGAAAAACATTCGCAACCCTCTACGGGATGGCGACACTGAAACCAAGACAGACGGGTCGCCATTGGGCAAAGAGTACGCCGGCCACTTCTTTTGCAATGTCAAAAGCACCGCCAAGCCTGGTGCTATTGACGCCCACGGCAATGACCTGATTGGCGCTGACGATATTGTCAGTGGCGACTATGTGCGGGTGAGTCTCAATGCCTACGCCTACTCGCAGGCTGGCAACAATGGCGTGTCCTTTGGCCTGAACAACATCTTGTTGCTCAAGAAGGGTCAGCCTCTGGGTAGCTCTAAGCCAAGTGCCGCTGATGACTTCGGCATCGGCAAGTCGGCTGCACCAGCCGCCGCTGCCGCCGAGTCCTCAGACTGGTGATTTTTGATCAATCAGCTTGAGCAGCGCCTGCTCAAGTTGGTTGACTGACTCCCAAAGGGGCTTGACCGACCCTGACATCCAGCGGCTCACCTGCGGCTGCTGGATGCCAGCCTCACGGCATACGGCATTCATCCTGATGCCATGCTCTCTGGCCTTATCCCGAATATCTTGTACTGATTGCATAGGTGTATTTTAGCAACAACAGATCAATTTATTGACTACTATGCGAATTAGTTTATTTGCCGTAAACTTCGTGACACTATTAACTCAAGGGGATAACATGAACAAATTAAGCAATCGTGCCGATGCGGCACTGGACTATCTGCTGTGCTTGGTAATCGGCTGCGGCTTGGCTGCGGCACTGGTGGCGTGGTGGTCGGCGTGAACGAAACACCGCCCCCATCGCTGAACAAGACACTCGGGGTTTATGTACCCCTTGAACTGAAACCTTTCACAGGCCGACCTGGTGCTATGGACGCATTCAAGCTGCCATCCTTGATTGGCAATGTGCAGGTCTTCAGGAAAGATGCAGACAAGCTATGAGTGATGTAATCCTTAAGCCAGCGCTGGTGGCCGCTATCGAACTGATGGACGATCTGCTGAGTCCAGAGGTCTATGGCCATGCGATACCGGAAGACGCCCATATAAGGGCTTTCGTGGTGCGTGCTATGCTGCGCCGCGAGTACACCCGCACGATGCAAGATGCGCGGACTAAAGCCGGTCTATAGAGCCGCCATCATCCGGCTGCTGAGCATTGGCCCGTTGAGTGTGGCCGAGATCGCTGTGCGTCTGCCATGCGCCTTGGCCACCGGATACGACAATGTCAGAGCATTACGCAAGGCCAAGGTGGTGCGGGTGCATGGCTATGAAAAGTCCGGCAACATGACCACAGCCCTGCTGACGATGGGGAGTGAGCCGGATGCACCAAGGCCGCTGTCGTTCACCGCCGCCGAGCGTATGCGCAAAAAGCGCCACAAGATGAGCGCTGACGATAAGGATTTTCTGAATGCACGCCGCCGCCAGAGGGGTCGAAAGATCAAGATCGACCCACTGACAGCGGCATTTTTTGGGGGGATGCGTTAGGGGGCGACCATGCCCAGAAGCCCCAATTGTTGGAGCTTGCGCATCTCTTCATCTTGCTGTGCAGCCAATAGGTCTGGGGCTGCCGCCCCCATCGTGGCCGCAACCGCTGCACTTCTGCGGAATGGATCAAAGGCTGCGAAGCGGGAGCGAATATCGTCTGGGTTAAAAGTTACGGCAACTTCTGATTCTGGCCTGTAAACACCACTCTGACCAGATTTTCTAAAAGAATCTATTGAGTCCTTGTTAAAGGATGACAGCATTCTTTGATGAGCTGCTGAATTTAATAGAAGCGGCATTACATTCGGGGAACTTTCAATCCCAGCGCGGCCTTTGTCGGCAGCACCAAATGCATAAGTGGACGCACTTGCTGGGTTGGTGCTTGAAAATACACCCTCAATAATTTTGGTTCGTTTCGGATCAAGTGATGCAATAGATGGCGAGTCTGTCCCATGAAATGTTTCCAGGTCAAACCCCATCGCCTTAGCCCTCTGCTCTGCCGTGTTGCTACCAAGCAAACCAAGGCCACCCTGCTCAACTGGCAATGCAGCACGCTGTTGGGCCAAGTCTAGGGCGGCTTGTTGGGGGGCTTGAGGTGACTGCTTTTCAACAGTCACGGGGACTGAGCCTTTGGGCTTCCCAGTGTCAATGCTGAAGTCCATGCGGCCACTTGGAAACTCGTCATCAAGGTTTAGCAAAGAAGGCTTGACGCGCACTGGAACAGCAACATCGCCATATCCCGTATTTGTTGTTTTTTCAGTTGTGAGATAGACACTTGGCTCACCAGCAGATCTTAATCTGCCAGACTTTGTAATCTGTTCGGCGGCTGTTTTATTGGTGTGGTGGAAGAGCGTAACAGTGCCGTCTGCGTTCAGCGGCAAACCTGTAATTAAATCAGTTTTTCCAATATTTTTAATGCTCGCACCAACTGGCAAGCCCTTGGTCGCCATAACACCACGCCCAGCAAGTCTTGCCGCTGGCCCAGCCATTGGAGCCACCGCCAGCGCCGCATCAAGTGCCTCTGGCCTCATGCGGGTCGTGCCGCCAAGGCCGCCAGCACCAGTAAACAATGACCGGCCAGATGGGTCATAAGACAGACGATCCAGAGTCTGGCTGATTTCTGGAGCCATCAAAAACTTTGAGATGCCCTGCATCTGCTGAGTGCGCCGTGGATCGTACCCCTGCGCAATGAAATCAGACAGCAACCCCAAGATTTGATTTCTTGGGGTCGCGCTTATCGTTGACTTCAACAACTCTTCGTCATCAAGCAGGGCCATGATGTTCCTTATGGTGCAGGTTACTGATTCAAAAGGCTGGTCAAGCCTGATGCACCAGTTATCGGCAGCAGTCTCTTCAAAAGCTCTTGCGTAGCCAAGTCAGTGCCTGGTGCAATGCCACTCTGCAATCCTGTTGCCAAGTTGGCAGCCGGCTGAGATGTGTAAGCACGCGCTGCAATGTTTGTCGGCGCTGCCAGCAACATGCTCAATGGTGTCACCTCCATTGACCTGGTCGCAGTCCCAGAGTCGCCAACAATTGGCTTGAATGCTTGGGCAAACCTTGCGGCCTCATACATTGGCGTTTGGTTAGAGCCAAACACAAAGCCTTGTGGGTCTTTACGGGTCAATGCGCTGGCCAAGTTCAAGCCCGACACATTGCCGGTTGATGGATTGACCACACCTTGGTTTGACCGGATGGTCATCAGGTTGCGATAGTTGGCTCGGGCTGTTTGGAATGCGGCCTGTTGTTCTGCCGACAAACCTTGCGCCAGTGCATCGTCAATAATTTCCTTCATCTGGAACAAAGCACTGCCAAGCTCACGATCACCCATCGCTGTGGTCATCTCGTTTTTGGCACGCTTACCAATCTTTGACGATAGAGTCTGCAACTGGTTGCCGCTGGCCTCACCCTTGGCGGCCAAGTCTTCCAATTGTTTTACAAAGATATTGCTTTTTAGCGGCTGAGTAGTCAGGCCCTCAAAGGCGTTGTCAAGAATATCAATGCCGGTTTTGATGGTATTGCCATCCAGCCTTTTGACTTCGGGGCTTGCGACTTGGCGATATACACTGCTGATTTGACGCTGTGCTTGAGCCAACTGTGGATTGCTCAACTCATCTGCATTGACGCCAATGGCTTGCGCTGTGGATCGGTTGAGGATCTTTTGATTCTCAGCCTTGAGCGTATTGAATGGCCCAGAGGTAAATGGGCTGGACTCCATTCTGGCTTCCATCTGCTGCAAAGACCGAGAGCCGGTTTCCTGACCAGGTGTTGTGCGAAATCCCATTTGTTTGCCACGGGTCAGAATGGCCTGTTGCGCAGCAGTCAGTCCGGCTGATGTGTCCGGCCCGACAGCGCCAAGTGTTGAGCCGCCGCCAGTACCTGTGGCGGTTGGTGTTGTGGTGACATTGACTTGAGCGCCAGCAGTGCTTGGCTGACCAGCCACTGGTGGTGGTGGTCTAGTTCCAAAAAGTGCCTTTGACAACTTGTCTGCGCCGTATCCAGCAAGGCCGCCAAATGCCGTGCCAGCACCCATTTGCTCAACTTTCTGGGCAAAGAATTCTGGGTTGGTCATACCCTGTGGCCTTGTTTCAGTGACAAGGTCAGACATTGTTGTGTCTCTTGATGGTGGTGTGGCCACTGGCTGCAAAGCTCCGCTGACTGCGCCACTGATAGCACCAGCACGCACTGGCGCTGTCGCCGCACCAAGCAGACCGATTGCCCTTGTCGTTGGGATCAATGTGCCAAGAATGTTGCCGCCTACACGGCCCACATCGATTTCACCTTGACGCATCTGGCCTTGGCGAAAGTTTCTCTGGTAGTCAATCTCGGCCTGACGATTGATGTCTTCAACTCGTCTGCGCTCAGATCTAAAAAAGTCCTCCATGCCTGATCCAGATGGAGAGATTGCTTCAAGGCCACGGGTCAGCAATTGAGCGCCAGCGTCAGGGATGTCGCGCAAACCACGAATGACTCCACCGACAGGAGAATTCAAAATCTTTGATTGGAAAGACTCAGGGACTTTTCCAGCCGGTGCTGCAACTGGTGCAGCCGCCGGCACTTGCAATGTCTGAATTGCTTTGATGATGTCGGCATCGGACATGCCCTCTGGAAAAGCGACTGGCCCAATGTTGGGGATTTGAACAATTTTGTCAGCCATTTTTTTACTCCGCTACATAACGCAAAACACCAGTCACTGGATCTCTGACAAGTCGAGGAGTACCAGCCTGTGGCCTTGCAGCCACTGCTTTTTCAACTTGCTTGTAAGCTGGGCCAGCACGCACAATCATTGCTAGTTCGGTATCGCGTCTAGCGCGTTGTTTTTGAGCAATGGTTTGTGGGCTATCACTAGCTTGTGGGAAATATTTGGTAATCTCTTTTTCCATTTCTTCCACGCCAATCACTGCGCCTGACTCTGGCCGCAAATTGGCTGTGACCCAGTTTTCTTGAGCTTGGCGATATTGCTGGCGGCCACTTGTTTCAAATACATTGGCCACTCCAGTAGTCAAACCAGCACTCGGGATGGAGCGCATGATTGCCTGAAACCTGCCAGGTCTTCCATATGCCTGCTCAAGCGTAATTGGTTTTTCAGTAGCTGGATCAATTATTGGTTGACCATCAACACCTGTAACCGGCTGATTAAAGATGTCCGTTGACTGCTTCATACGGAATGCAAAGCCAGCAGACTTGGATTGATCTTCAGTGGGTTTAGCGCCAGCGCCTTGCAATTGAGTCCCACCAGCGCCCATAACAGGCATGGATAGAGCGCCTGGCGCTTTTGGCACATACATCAGACCATCTGGCCCTTCTTTAATGTCAAAGGCATTGCGGTCAAATTCGGCTTGGCGCAAACCAAGACCAGCTCGAGCCACGCCTAAATTGCCTTGGGCTATACGCAAGTTGGCTTCCTCGCTTGGAGACATCCCCATTGCATAAGACTCGTTACCGGTCAATTTTGATTTATCAATTGCGATCATTTTATTGTTCAAGTTTTGCAGAACAATCTCTCGCTTAGGGCCAAAGCCCTGCAAAGTTTGCAAAGCACCAGACTTCATTTGCTGCACTAGCAATGGCTTGCCATTGGCGTCAGTCACTTCAAACGGCTGACCACTAACTTCAGCCCGTGGGTTGAGTTCTCTTGCAATGTCCATGAATCTTTTTGCGTCTTCACCCTTACCAGCACTTGTCGATATTTGCGCTGCCCTGCGATATTGAGCCGCCAACAATTCATCAGCAGATGGTGGTGGAATGTTTGCGGCCAGTTCTGCTCTGGCATTTGTTGGGCCAAGCTGCATGTTGGGGGCCATCAATGCTTGCTGCTGCGGAGACAGCATGGGAGGTGCTTCTGCAAATACACCCGCAATTTGCTTTTGCAAATCTTGGGCGGTTTTAGCCTCCTGCAACTTCTGATTCATCAAAAGATCCTGCACCGAGCCAGCACGCGCCTGTTGGTAGCCCTGCTGGCCAGCTTGTAGTGCCGAGCCAAGGGCTTGGCCAAGGCCGATGGGGGTGGTGCTGCGGCCACTGGCTTGCAGCAATGCAGCAGCCGCCGCCAGCGTAGCGTTGCGGCCCATCAGCTTGCGCTGGTCTTCACTCAGCAGCGCATCAAGACCAGTGGGCGTGCCGCCCTGCATGCCGCCGAACATGTTGCCAAAATTTGCAAAGTCAAATGGTGTTGACATTTTTATCCCCTTAACCTAATGCGCCCAAAAGACCACCAGCAATTGCGCCATAAGGGCCAAACATTTGGCCGCCAGCCAAAGCACCACCCAAAGCACCGGATGCGACATTGCGGCTGTATGGAGTTTGTGTAGTGCCACCCAAGTTGGCAGGGTTTGCACCCAAGCTGGACTGCACAATGCCGAGTTTTTGCAAACCGATGTTGCGGATGGCATCCAACTGCTGCTGCTCAAAAGCCTGACGCGCACCGCCAAGTGCCATTACATTCTGGCCGCCTTGGAGGTTTTGACCCCGAGCGTATTGAGCCAACTGTGCCGCTTGGCCATAGCCCTGATTGCGCAGGTTTGCCGATAGGTCAGCGGCCTGCTTCAAGGCAGCGGCATTGGTCAGTGAGGATTGCACACCTTGGCGTGATCCACCAAAGGCTCTGGCTTGTGTGGCGGCCTGACGATCTCTCAGGTCTTGCATCTGGCGGCTTGACTCAATGTCGCCAAGGCTGCGGTCAATGACCTCCTGCTGGTACGGATTCATAAAGGCGTTGATGTCTGCCCCGCTGAATGGGGTCAGTGACTGGTTGACGATCTGCTGCTCACCAGCTTGGTACAGGGGGTTGTAGCCTGCAAACTGTTGAACGGGCAATGCCCCTGCGACACCTTGAGCCTGCTGAAAGTTTGTGAGAAACGCACTCTTGATGTCAGGATCAATTGAGGTTGTCGATACTGAGTTTCCACCTTTAGACATTTTTTTCCCCTTAGCCGAGTAAAGATTTCATTTTTTTGGCAGGAATCTTGCCATCGTTGATCATGTCCAGCAGCCCTTGGCCGTACTTCTTGACCGCTGATTTTTTGATGACATACTCGCCAAGCTGCAACATGCCAGCGCCGTCATCTGGGCCTGGTGGGTTGGGGCCACCAACTCGGTCAACAAGGCCGCCCATAGCCAGCGCAGGAGTCCCCTCACTTTGACCGCTAATGTCTCCACCACCAATGCCTTCACCACCGCCGCCACCAGTATCTGGTGCAGCATTCATTTGAGTCTCTTGACGAGCCGACAGATCATTTAGAGCCTGATTAACAGATTGTTGTTGAGCCTCTTGTTGCGCAGCCGCAGCATTGATTGCATCGGCCTCTGCTTGTGTAGCAAAGCCAAAGTCGTTCATTGGATTCTTACCAAAATATGTCCCTACATCCTCCACAGGTGCTGGTGATTGCGGCTTACCTCCTAGTAGGCCGACTAATCCACTACTAATCAGACCTGTGAGACTAACTTTTGATATGTTTGTCAGAAAGTCGTTGATCTGCTGATTACGCGCACTTTGCGCGGCAAACTCTTCTGGCGTAGTGGGAGCAATTGGCCCACTTGGAGCGCCGCTACCACCACCGCCCATACCACCGCCGCCCATGCCGCCACCGCCAGCGCCGCCCAAGTTAATCAGACCTGATCCACTCATGCGCCTGTAAAGCGCTGGGTCGTATCCACCGATGGCAACACCTGCACCTGTGTACGGATTCATGGTCGGCGTCATTTGCCCCATGATTCGCTGGTACGGGGTGAGGGTAGTCGGTAAATTACCCAGTAAGGACTGCTGATATAACTCGTCAATTGTTGCCATTTACAACTCCTTTGCAAGTACAGACCACTGTGGGCTGTAACCTTCGTCTTTTAAAAATGTCTTTGCCCAGCCCTTGCGGCCTGCCAAAGTCACTCTGGTGCAGCCAATCGACTTGCCCCAGGATTCGATCATTGGTCGCATCCGTGAGAGTTCATCTAGGTCGCCACCAGCCAAGAAGTAGTGCAAGTTCTTGAGTCGCGGATAGACAATGATCTCTGTCAACACCACCGAGTTTGAGGCTGGCCACAACTGCAATCTGTGATCCCTCACCATCTCGGCAACATCGTCAAAATTATGTGTGCCTCCAGAGTATTCTAAAGCAGCCTCCACATGGTGGCGTAGTCTCTTCAAATGCTCAGAATCACTCATCGCTTGCCGCTGGCCACCGCATCCAGCCGCATCACCCCGATGCGCCAATCAGCCAAAACAGCACCCGTTACCTTGACATTGACCTGCCGCGCCATAAACCGGACATCCGTAGGGTTGGCCGCTGTGTATGGCCCAAAGGTGGACTGAGCGCCCGTGGGGTAATTGCGGGTCTTGAATGAAACCACTGCCTCGCCAAGTGTCTGCTCATCTGGGACAACCTGCCGCACAGACATCAGGTTGTCGCCATTGCCAAGCTGCACTGGCCCAGACTCAGCGTAGACGCTGGCGCTGTCATAGGCAAAGCCCACTTCATGCTCGTAGATGTAGCCATCGCTTGATACCAGCAGCGGGTTGGTGAACACACCCGCATCAGTGCCAGCAGTACGGGCCAATGAGCCTATATTCCAGTGGTTTTCGCGGTAGTTGTAGGTGACATAGCTGTCATTCTCATTGCTGCCGCTGCTCGGGTAGTACCACCAGATCTCGCCAAACTGGCTGTTGTGGACAGCGTAGACCTTGGACGCTTGGTTGAAGTTTATATTGCTGAACACATAGTCAGACACATCGCTGGGCAGCGGCTTGACATATCCGTCATAAGTCCAGAAACCGGACTTGCTCATCCAGATGGCCGCCGTGTCGATGGCCGCCACAGATTGAGCCGAGATCAGGCCGCAGCCAGATCCGGCCTTCTCAAAGCCATAGACAAATGGTGCGCCAATGTACACCGCCGTGTGTACATCCACATCTGTAAAGAGCAGGTTTACACCCTTGACGCGCTTGCCGGCCAGCAGAGTGCCAGGTGTGGCCAACTCAAAATCACCAGCCTGATTGGTGGCCGCAGGCGTCCAGACCGTATTGTCCTCTTGGTCACACCACTGCACCTTGCGGGGATTGCCGCCAGCGCCAAGG